TTTATCAGCTTTATAATCATAATAAGTTTTATTATCCATTATTTCTTTATACTTATCCAGCATAAATCGCTTTTCATATTTAGATATTAGCTCATTTTCAATTGCTAAACGTTTAGATCCCTCAAATGATAAGTCTAATTCCTGTGCAATTTTTACAGTATCAAACTGATAACGTCTACATTGCTCTTCATACCAAGGACTCCATTGTTCTTCTTCTCCCTCTGAATTTTTTCTTAGTTCTAAACCTTCTGCACAAAACTCATTTTCAGTCCAATGTACAGTATTAAAATGAAAATCATTTTCTTTTGTCTCCGCTTTTTCCCATGTTTCATGATATAAATTACCTGTACCATTTGGAGTGGAAATCATAATACACTTACCGTGAGTAGCAGAAAGCGCCATACCTGCAGCCATCCATATTGACTCTGCATGTTCTATAAAGGCAGTTTCATCCAAAACTAATAAAGTTAATGAATCTCCACGGCCAGCTTGAGGGCTACTTGCCTTAGCTTGAGCATATGAATTATTTGGTAATTTAATAAATTTTTGATTATTTATATCTCGTTCACCTCCTCCTGGAGCCAACCATTTAGGAGTATAATCTAAAAACTGTTTTACTGTTGCTAAGAAACGGACTGCTCCGTCTCCGTCATTGGCTACAATTAATATTTTTTCATCTTTTCTAAATAGTAACCTCCAAGCAACATATCCAGCAGTAATTACAGATAATCCTGTTTGACGACTTTTTAAAATGATATTATTTTGAAATTCGTTAAAATCACTTAAACATTGTTCTTGGTAACCGTAACATTTCATTTCTGTTACCATTCGTTTCTTTGCATTAAATACAAATCCGTAATTATTTAAAAAATAAATTGGATCAGAAGCACATTTTATATATTCTTTTTGATAGTGGTTTAATGCCATATTTCTTTTTTATATTCCTATATATATTGCACACATTGCTTCATCATCTGAAACAGCGAAATAATGATTTGACAAATAAGGAATAGTTGATCCTAATTGAGGTTTATCTAAATACAACTGATAATCCCCAAAAGTAGATGCTGACCAAGAAAAAGAATGTAACGTTGACGTACTTGCCGAAATAATTGAGTTTATATTAATTGTAACTCCTGTCATTACAGAGCCATCTTTAATAAGAGTTGCCGTGAAAGATGTTATCGTATTATCAAATAAAATATTTTCGTATACCGTTTGCCCTGTTCTAATTTTCATCGTTAATAATTTTTATTATAAATATCATATAAAAAAGTTTTTTTTTTATTTTAGCATATTTATAATAAAATAAAATTTAATTGATATGGCTGAAATGTTTAGACCAGTTCCTGTTGAACAGGAACCAAAAAGAGTAAATAGATTCGTATTAGAATTTCCTACAGAACTTGGAATAGAATCTTATTTAGTAAAAACTTCTGGAAAACCTAAAATGGACATCAACCCTGTTGAAATACCATATATGAATACAAGTGTATGGGTTGCAGGACGTTTCAAATGGAATCCTATTGATATTGAATTCATTGATGTTATTGGTCCTTCTACTACACAAAAAACAATGGAATGGATTAGATTACATGCCGAAACTGCAACAGGTCGTATGGGATATGCTATTGGCTATAAAAAGAACTTAGTTTTAAAAGCTTTAGATCCAGTGGGAGCTGAAGTTGAAAAATGGACTTTAATCGGTTGTATGGCAACCAACATTGAATTTGGAAATTATGATTACTCCTCTGATGATGTTGCTACCGTAAAGATGACTTTGCAACCAGATAGATGTTTATTAAACGCTTAATTTGGCAAATATCATATTAAGTTTTTATTATGAATGCTGCAATTAGACTATATAAGAGATTTTATAAATTTACAGGTTGTACCAGTGAGTTACTAGATCCTAATGCTTTAACTGCAGCATCCTTTTTTAAAGGAACTGACGAAGAAGTTGAATCGGATGTTGCAATTAAGAGAGAATCAAAGGGTGTTTATTATGTAGAACTAGATGCTTTAAAATATTCATTTGACGCTTTCTATGATTTAAAATGGAATGTTATTTATGCTCCAAACTCTCCAGAAAAATTTTTATTATCTACATTTAATTCTTCTCCTGTTAATTTTTGTTCTAATATAGATGTTGAAATAAAATTAAGATAATGAACTCACAAATATTCAGATTAAAAAAAGAAAGTACACTGCCGAATCTTCAAATTAGTTTAATTGCTGAAACTCATTTAACACGTCAAAAAGAATATATTTTATCTGATTTTTCTGCAGCAACATTTTCTATGGCAAATGTAAAATGTGGTACAATAAAAATATACAATCAGCCTGCACAAATAACCTGTATCTCAGGAGGAACTATCCAATACAATTGGAAACCAGAAGATACTGATGAAATTGGGAAATTCGGAGGAGAATTTACTTTACATCACAAAAATGGAGGAACTCTTATAGTGCCTCAATCTAATGCCCTTCAAATAGAAATATTCGAAAATCTTACAAAATTTTAAATTACATTTGTTTTTCTTTTAATTAGTTGTATGTTTATAGATAATACTGTAAAGTATATAAAGAAAAATAACTTTATTTGCAACTTTTTTATAAATTATTTCGTATATAACATAAAAATTATTATTTAACAAAGGAGGATGTCGCTGTTCCTCTCAACCACTCAAGCGATGATTAGGCTTTTCGCGATTTTTTATGAAAAAAAATGAAACATATTGTGCTATCTGTGGCAACAAAACTAAATATGGAGGTAAAACTTGTAGTCGGAAATGTGCAGATGAATTAAAAAAAATAAACAATAGAGAAAAACGAATATGTATTTATTGTAAAAATACATTTACGGTTAAAAAAAATTCAGCAAAAAAATTATGTTCAGATGAATGTAGAAAAAAATGGGCTGCAATACCAGAAAACAAAAAAGAACGAATAAAAAAAAGTCAAGACGTTATTAGAAAAAATAACAATGGTAAACTATTTATAGAAACAAAAGAGTTTATAGAAAAAGCTAAACAAACAAAAAAGAAATTATATGACGACGAAAACTTTAACAACAACGTAAAAGCCAAACAAACAAAAAAGAAATTATATAACGACGAAAACTTTAATAACAACGTAAAAGCTAAACAAACAAAAAAGGAATTATATAACGACGAAAACTTTAATAATAGAGCAAAAGCAATAGAAACTTCTATTAATCGTTTTGGTGAAACTCACGCAATGAAATTAATATGCTTTCAAGAAAAAGCTCAACAAAAACTTTTTTTAAATTCAGGGTATAAACACCCTCTGCAAATTCCCGAAGTAAAAGAAAAAACTAAAAAAACTGTCAATAGAAAATATAATGTAGATTACGTTTCTCAATCGCCAGAAATAAAAGATAAAATAAAAAATTCTTTATATGAAAATTTTGACAAAACTAAAATATTTATAAGTCTTGAAAATAGCGAATTGATATTGTTAGATAAATATAAAGGGATAAGGACCACAATAAATAACAAAACTGTTTATACTTCATATAAATTTCAATGTCAAAACTGCAAAACTGTCTTTGATGGTACTTTTTCTAATCATAGAGCTCCTGTTTGTAGAATTTGTTATCCTACTTACAAAAACAATACAATACATCTTAAAATGATAGATTTTTTAAACAAACATAACGTCAATTTCATTCAAAACACAAAGAAAGTAATTACACCTTATGAATTAGACTTTTATTTGCCTGATTTTAATTTAGCTATAGAATTAAATGGAAATTACTGGCATTCTGAAATTGGAGGTAATAAAAATAGTAAATATCACTTAAACAAAACTAAACTTTGTAATGATAAAAACATTAAATTAATACATATTTTTGAAGATGAATTAATTTTTAAAAAAAATATAGTAGAAAGTCGTTTGCTAAATGAATTTAAAAAAACTAAAAATAATATATACGCAAGAAAATGTGTAATGAGAATAGTTGATAATAGTGAAAAGATAACATTTCTAGAAGAAAATCATTTAATGGGAAATTCTAAAGACAGTGTTAGACTAGGACTATATTATGAAAATAATTTAGTTTCACTTATGACTTTTTCTAAACGTAGAATAGCTTTAGGGGGAAATGCAAAAGATGGAGATTGGGAATTAAATAGATTCTGTTCTAAAATAAATAATAATGTAGTAGGAGCTTTTCCTAAGTTACTTAAAAACTTTATTAAAACTTATAATCCTGAATTAATAACAACATATGCTGATATTAGATGGAGTGGTATGAATCCTGAAAATACTGTATATAACAAAGCAAAATTTAATTTTATCCACCAGGCACCTCCAAGTTATTGGTATTTCAAGAAGGGAGATTATTTAAAAAGATATCATCGTTTTACATTTAACAAAAGTAAACTATTAAACCTAAGTGATCATATCTATAAACATAAAATGACTGGATGGGAAATAGCTCAAAATTTAAAAATGGATAGAATTTGGGATTGTGGTACTTTAAAATTTACAATAAAAAAAGAGGAATTAAATTAATAATTCCTCTTTTTTTAAAAGCTAATTTAATTAGACTAAAAATCCTCAAAGTTAGCACCTGTAGGCAATACCTGAAAAGTTAAATCAATAAATTCTGCTGTTCTAGTAGGTTTCAATTGGATTTTCCCAACTAAAGTGTTTCTATCAACAGTTTCGTCATTGTTATTAGAATCATCCATTACAACTTTAAATGCTGTTAAACCTCTTTGGTTTTGAATTTGTAATAATATTGGTTCTACTTTTGCTAAAAATTGATCTCTTAGCGCTTGGTCGTTTTGCTCGAACAACAATGTTAACGAAGCAGCTGCAACTAATCTACGAACTTGAAGTAATAATCTTCTTACATTAATTCTATCAAGAGCAGATTCTCTAATTTGAAGTGTTTTCTGACCCCAAATAGCAATTCCTTGTTGAACTCTACTTGTAATTGGGTTTATTCTACCTCCGTATAAAGTATCTCTTTTATTTTTATTAAGTTTAATATCAGTTCTAATAATACTATTTCCTGCAAGACCTCTATTTAAACCTGCTGGTGCAATCCAAGGAGCCGCTGTGTTATCAGTTAATGCCATTACTTTAACTGCAAATAATGTTGGTGCCTGATAGGTGTATTTTCCTGTTAATGTATCTTCTATTTGTATCCAAGGCCAGTATGTTGTGGCATAATTTGAATCTATCCCTGTAGATTCTAGCGCATTTACAACTTCCTCTGGAGTTCCTTTGGCGTCAGAGGTAGTACCTCTAGGAGAATCAACTATATATAAAGAATCAGCTCTTTCTTCGACAAGATTTAATCCATATTTAATAATATCTTCATTATTTTGGAAATCTACACCTGGAGTAGCAAATAAATTAATATCTGTTTCTTCAGAGTTTTCAAAAATATCAATAGCTTCTTTAAACGCTTTTACATTTTTAGTTTTACTTATTAAAAATTGAGCATTTGGAGTTTCAAAGTATTCATATTTATCAAACCCATCAAATCCTCCTGTTGGAACTACAGTAAATTTTAACTGAGTTTTATCTGTAATACCTGGTAATGAAGCTTTAACATATTCTGTAAGAGCAGACTTACTTCCTGAAACAAAATTATCTGAATTTACTTGGTTTTCTAAATGGAAACCTTTTATCTTAGTTAACCCACCAGCTGCATCTCCATGAAATTTAAATAAATCTTTTTCTAGAGTCTTAATTGAATTTCGGGTAGAAACATTTGTTATTGTTAAATTGGAATAGCCTAATTCTGATGTACCTAAATATGTTTTATAAACAGTATCTCCTGATAAATAATCTGTTTTATAATAAATATTAGCAGCTGTACCTTTATTACTTTTAATTTTATATCCTTCAAAACCTGCAGGAACAGTATCTCTTGGAAAACGATTTGCTAACTCAACTAATATAAAACTTGATCTGCTTGGGTATTCCTCATCTATAGTACCGATAACTTTACCTATGTAATTAGGTTGTGTATCATCTAAAGTTACATTAGAAAAACGTTCTAAAGCAGTTGCTCCAGCTGTTGCATCTGTATCTTCAAATCTTCTAACAATAACATCAAAACGATGATTAACATCGTCTATATTTGCAATAGAAATTTTAATTTCTTTAGCAGAAGCATCTCCGTCAGATATAGTATGAAATTTAAATAACCTCTGTACATTTCTGGCTACAGCTTTAGATACAATCCAAGGAGTTATGGAATGAGAATAAGAATTCTCATAATCAATAAATTCAGCATCACTATCGTTAAACTCTAATCTGTCAGAAATTAAACCTATTTCATTTAAAGTTACTGCTTGTCTAACAAAATGTGGATATACTTCTTCTATATAAATATTTAAAGCATCCTCTATAACTTTAGGGGTTTTTCCTAAAACTTTAGCAATGTAATTATCTTTAGTTTCATCCATTGAAACAATTAAACCATTAGTATAAGCAGATAATGCACTTGTTGTAGATGACAGCACAAAATCACCTAATGTATCACCTGTAGAAACAGACGAAATAACTATGTCATTTTCATTGTTAAAATATGGATTTCCATTATCATCTTTCTTGCTACGTATAATCGCAAGAGTGGTAGAAGAATAAGGCACAGTATTTTGAATTAAACTGTCAGCTGTAGTACTCGCAGACATAGCAATAGAGCTTCCTCCTGTAATTGTCCAATCTGTAGTTAATGTATTTAAGAATAATACTATATCTGATGTAGTAGATGCTGAATTGAATCCTACAGAAATGTCTAGCCCAGAAGTAGTCCCAGAAGTAGCCCCAGAATTTATATTAGTAAATACCAAATTATAACTAGCAGTATTAGCACTAGTTACACTAAAGTTAATATCCAAAACATCTACGTTCGCACTATAAGTTGAAGCACTACTACTTTGTACTAACCACGCTGGAGAATTTTTGAAACCTCCATGGCCTAAAACTCTACAAACTGATAAATCATTTGCTTGTCCTAGAAAAGAGTTTGCTACATAGCCCATTGGAAAATCTGGATGTGTTCCTCCAAATCTTAAAAAATATTCTTCTGTTGTTTTTACCTTTATTTCTTGAAAGGCTGGTCCTTTTAAAGTTGTTCCTACTATTCCTAATCTAGTAATACCGATTCGAGATGCGAATACGCTAAAATCCTGCTCCCTAGTATAAACTCCTGGTGATACAAATATTGTTGCCATATTAATTTATTTTTTCTTTTCTATAAATAGAAGGAAAAACAATAAATCAATTATTTTTCTACAATTTTAATAGATATTTTTTTTAT